CGCGCTGGGTTTAGGTTCCAGTGGAGCAATCCATGAAGGTTCAAGTCCTTTCATGTGCATTGGGGGATTAGTTTAGTGGTAAAATGAGTGCTTTGCAAGCATTAGTCACCAGTTCAACTCTGGTATCCTCCATTCTAAATAAAATTAAGTTGCTATAGCAAAATGAGCAGATTTCTTAATTTGATTGGTAATGCTCCAACGCCAGATCCTGAGGAGCAAGTAACAGAAACTCCTAAGAGAGCAAAGGATGAGAATGGACACTTTATTGCAGATGATCCTAGCACCCCTGAAAATGAAGCATGGGAAGGTGGAGTAGCACCCAAGAAAACTAGAAAAAGAAGAACTAAAAAGGCAGATTGATTATACTGATGTGACACATGTACTAGTGTCACAATAAATCTCCAAACAGGGGGATCTCATGCTATGATTACTAGGTAATCAAATGAGATTCATGTCTACTGCATTTCTTGAGGATATTCAAATTGATGAGTTTGATTGTGTAGTGCCTAATGAGGCAATGTTTGACCTCTTTGAAGATAATTGGGAATCCATCACTGAGAGTGATGAAGATGAATGGATTCTGATTGAAGACTGACTTTATTATTCAACAAAACAATGGGAACTCGTAGTTTCATTTCAATCAAACACAAAGACAATACCTATTCTGGTGTATATTGTCACTGGGATGGTTATCCTGAGTGGAATGGTGAAATCTTGAAGAAAGATTACCAGGCACGCAGTAAGGTTGTTGATCTTATTGATGGTGGTGATATGTCTTCACTCAAGACTAAAACTACCTGGGAGTCTACATTCAAGGATGATGAGTATAGTAATACTCGTGAAGAGCAACCTCTTTACTATCATGAAAGGGGTGAAACTGATGAGGATACAATCTATCCTAAGCACTTCAAGAATCATCAGCAACTGTTTAAATATGCTAAAGGTTGTGGATGTGAATATCTCTACACCTTTGATGATGTAGAACTTGATCAACCATTCTGGTCTTTTTGTGGAGTTAATTGATGACAACTAAAGTGAAACGTAAAATGGTGAATGTTGAACCAATCTCTAGCAAAGCAAAGAACAGGTTTGCTAACATGATGGACAGACTTCATGGGTGTCATGTAGAACAAGAGACAGAAGATAAGTTGTTTCTTGCATCAATCAACAGGAAGAACTTCTTCTGGATTGATAAAACAAATGATCCTAATTGGAAGATTGTCAAATGACTGAAGAGTTTGTGAATCTTAATGTTGATGAGTTGGAAGCATTAAAAACTGCACTCCAACTGTTGTCTAAGAAAGAGCAAAAATTGATGGAGAGTTCTGGTAAAGTAACCCTTAGTAATTTGTACAACAAACTTCAAACTTCAATAGAGGAAATTAAAGGCAATGACTATCAATCTTGATAAGTTGTCCCACCCATACAAAGAAGCACTTGCAGAGGATTGTGAGGACTATTTGTTGCATAGGCACATTCCATTGGCATCACATTCCTATGATGTGATTATTACTCAAGCACTGAGAGAAGGGTATCAATTAGAGAAGTTTGATAGACCAATTCGCAAACTGGCACAGTAAATCCCCATTTGCCCTCTAAGTGTGATATGCTTACAGCATGATCAAATCAGACATGACTACTTACTCCAATCTCTCCAAAATCAAACCCAAACTTCGTACTCAGGGTCGTGTTTCTGGTAACTTTGGTAAGAACAAAGTTAAGGCAGGTTCTCCTATCTCTAGTCTGGGTGTGACTAAAGCAAAGGTCATCAATGTTACCACTCCAGATGCATACCTGAAGAAAATGTATCAGGTATTTGATACTACTTCTGATCCTAAACTCAAGAAGTTTGCATATACTGAGATTCGCAAGATCTTGGTTCAGCGTGGAGAATGGTGATGGTATATTCTTACAGTGATATAGAAAATGCATACAAAGTTCTCAAGCAAGTTGTAGAGCGTGAGAACAAATTGCACATGATGGATCAAACTATTATTCCTCAACATCTGGATGATTTACAGTATGAAATCTTGCCAATGTTAGAGGAAATAGTATATTTTGATCCCACCCCATGACAATCTCCAAACTGTCCACTATCACTTGACTTTTCCAATTATTTGTGTTACTATTACAAGGTAATCTAAAGACAAATGAACTACAATTCTATTCAAGAGTGTGAAAAAGAACTCAAGACTGCTAAGAAAAAGTATGATAAACTGGCAAAGCAAATTAAAAGATGCAAGTCAGAATATCAATATGAAATCTTAGTTGAAGATTTGGAAGAGTGTAGACAAGATGTAGTTGAACTGCAAATGATTGTCCAAGACCTGCGTAAACAAAAGAAACTGGCAGAAGTTGATGTCTGACCTTTACTCTGAAATCCTTAAATACGAAAACATGCCACTTTCTGAATCTCAACTCTTTACCCTTAAAGAGAACTATGCCAACATGATTATTGATGGCATGGATATGGATTCTCTTTGCCAAATGGCATTTGATCTGTTACTTGATGCATACAAAGATTGTACTGAAGATGACATCAAGGCAGAGGTTTTAGATCTCTATGATGAGGAAACTCTTCACAGTTTGATGCCTGGTGATTGACACCTGTGCTATAATTATTTCACCAACAGTTGAGGACAATGATTGACACTTGTAAATTGCATGATGATTTAGAAGATTTTGCATCTTATCTTGGTGTTGATTATGATGATTTCTATCAGTTGATTTATCGTCTTCCTGATGAAGATGAGTTTGATTGTGAGGTTAAACTAGGTCTCACAGACTAACTAAATAGGGGCAGAGATGCCCCTCCATGGGCACATAGCATAATGGATAATGCCACTGCCTTCTAAGCAGTTGAGTGGGGGTTCGAGTCCCTCTGTGCCTGTTAATTAAGTAGAACAATGACCACTCCAAATTGGATACACAACTCAGGCAAACAAAAGAATACTAAAGGCACCTGCAAAGGTAGAATCAAAGCACGCAAACAAGTTTTGAAAGTATTAAAGGATAGGTATAAAGTCAAATGAACAACTATTCACTTCAAACAGCAGAAGCATTTAGAAGAATTGAAGATGCTTTAGCAGGTAGAACTGATGATGATTTGTGTTGTTTGAAAGAAGAACTAGGTAGTTTATACAAAAGAGCACAAGATATTCATAACATGAGAGCATCATTGATTGATGGTTCAGATTATCAAATCCCACACAGATACTAACAATGGAACACCTATTTGTCTTTGGATTTGCTATCCTATTGTGTTGGACAATGAACTACACTTTTCCCACAAAGAATGGGTCAAAAAAGTATTGATGTGACAGTTGGGGAAGTGCACACCTTTTTCCCCAAAGCACCCTAATCCATGGTATGCTTACAGCATGATGAAAAACACCACTTTAATGACTGAACAAGTTCTTGACAAGATTGATCAAATGTGTCAAGTTCTCTACACTAACTATCAGTCAAGTTCTATTGAAAGGCATCGCAAATCCATTGAAAATGACATCAATATGGATTATCATCAGAAGATGATTGAAGAACTCTCTATGGGTGAAGGTTGCTACAAGTTCTCTTATGTTAAGGGTAGGAAGTATGCAAAGATTGTGATGCAAACTCCTGCTGGACAGAAAAGTGTTCATGCTTTTGTAGATATTACCAATGGTGATGTCTACAAACCAGCAACTTGGAAAGCACCTGCAAAGAATGGTGTTAGGTATAATCTGATGGATGAAAAGTCTCGCATGGAGATGTATCAGCGTGCAGATTGGGCAGGTGGTTACCTCTACAAATGATATACTTTATCATTATTTCTGCTAGTGTTGTATGGGCAGCACTAGCACTCTTTTCCCCTTGGTTTAATCATCTCGATAACATTGAAAAATGACTTATACTAAAGAACAACTGATTGAAGCACTCTATAGAGAGTATTTGTTCCTCATTCATGATGATTATGATGAGTCTATTGATGCCACTCCAGAAGAATATCTAGATATGCTCAAAGAGTTAAGTTATGATGATTTGATTGTAGAAACTCAGACTGACGACATCTTTACACTAAAACAGTTTATGGATGCATATCTGTGACACTTGACAAACTGGCACACACATGATTGACTTTCTTGTAAATCTATGGTATCATACTTGTATGAAAGATAAAATGATGCATCAATCCACCCTTGATCTATTCTGTGATCATGCAGATGAACAAATGGCAGAAGAATATACTCTAGAACTAGAAGCAAAAGCAGCAGAACTTGAAGTCACTGTTGACTATTACATGGCAGAGTTTCTCTGATAACTAACACCACCAACCAAACTTTCACTAACAACATTATGCAAACCAAAACCAAGTTCAATCACCTCAACCTGCCTACTCTTGCAGATCTGCCTACTGAAACTGTCAATGGTTCTCGTCGTTACTGTGTGAATGGCAAACTGTTGCCTTCTGTCACCACAGTTACTTCCTATCAGAATCGTCAATCTATTGCTGAGTGGAGGGAACGTGTAGGTGAGGAAGTTGCAAACAAGATCAGTCATTTTGCATCTACCAATGGCACTAAGTTCCACAAAATTGTTGAGGACTATCTCAACAACATTGATGCAGACTATGATACTGAAAAGTATGAGATTGCACTCAAATTGTTCAATCAATTCCAGTCTATCCTTGATGATGTAGATAACATTCATTATCAAGAATGTGCTCTCTATTCTGAAACTCTTGGCATTGCTGGTCGTGTTGACTGCATTGCAGAATACAATGGCAAACTGTCTGTAATTGACTTCAAGAGTTCTTCTAAACCAAAGCATGAGAATCAAATCCAAAACTATTTTGTGCAGGAGACAGGTTATGCTATGATGTATGAGGAAATGACTGGCAATAAGATTGAACAAATTGTCACTCTGATTTCTTGTCACTCAGGTGAGACACAAGTTTTTGTCAAGAACCCTGCTGACTATGTTGACACTCTTAAGCAGTATATTGTAGAATACAACAATGCTTGATTGGAAATGCACAGTTAGAACACAATCTAACTACCTGCAAACTGTATATGTAACTGCATACACTCGTGCTGATGCAGTTATATCAGCAGAGTCAAGAACTGGTGGTGATTGTATCATGGCAGTGCCTGATTCTATCACTTCCAGTGATGACAATGATGATGAAGATAGCACCTCTAGTTCATCCTTTGATGGTGCTGGTTTGTTATTCCTTCTCTGTCTGTTCTTCATTGCATTTGCATGGAAACAGATCCTCCTGATTGTTGCTATTGCTGCCCTGATTTGGGGTGTGATATATACCATCAGGAACTAATCTTTTCTGCCTCAGTAGCACAGTGGTAGTGCAATCGCCTTGTAAGCGATAGGTCGTAGGTTCAAATCCTATCTGGGGCTTATACAATGTGCCACAAGTTAAAGTGTCACAGTAAATTACCAAAACTCTGTTATTCATGCTATGATGCATAGCATCAGACAAATTGATCAAATCAATGGACATTCAAACTGTAAAATGGATTCTAGGGAGTGAACAAACTCCTGAACAGTTTGTGTGCTTGATTGATCTCATCAAGACACATCTTGCTCTTGATAATAACAAACTCAGAGAGGATTTTGTATGCTCTCTCATGGGATATACTCCCTCATATGGTGGTGCTGGTCACCCTGATGGATACAAACCAGATGGCACTTGTGTAGATAACAAGTCTGGTCCTAACATTATATTTCCTGATGGTGCAGTTAGTATTACCAAGAAGCATGATTGGGTTTGTCTTGTGCATGAGTTCACAAAAGAAGGTCAGTTGATCTATGTTGCAGAGGTTGCAGTTTCTGACATCATGGATGAACTTGTAGAGGATGCTGCTATTAAAACTGCAAAGGGTGGAAGGGTATCACCTGCCTGCTCACATAGTGTGTGGTTAAAGAAAGAAAACACCAAGATTCTGTATAAGAATCCCTCACTCTATCCCTTAACTAAATCAGGTAAATCTGTTGTTCGCAGATTCCTGGAAATTGATGAATTGGATTACACTAAAACTCAGGTCATTTGATGATGGAAAACAAAGCAAGAATCTTTTCTAGTTTGATTCTCTGTGTTGCATACTTCTCTACTCTTTATCTTGATCCTTTGTCTGGTTCAAGATTGTATATTGTAGGTAATGCTCTAGCAATTCCGTATATGGTCCGCAATAAGTGTTGGGACATTGTTGCACTGCTCTCATTCTTCATTGTTGTAGGTCTACCCAAATCTTTGGGATATTGATATAATGATGTGACAGTTGTAGAAGTGGTAGCTATATTTACCGAAATGCCCAAATCCGTGGTATGCTTACAGCATGGAAAATCAAACAAGACAACTCACCAAATTGGAGAAGTTCATGAACACTCCAGAAAATCGCATTAAGTACGCTTTCATCTTTTATGATGAGAACTGTGGTGATGATTACCAGATGAGAGAGTTAGCATTGTCTAGGGCAATGGATTGGATTGCTGTTTGTGATGATGAGGAGGCACACTTCTGATGAATAAGTATATTGAAATGGATCTAGTTCGTGTCATTGAAGATCTTCAAAGAGCAGTTGATGTTTGTTATACTGCTCCAGAAAAGGATGATCAAGGTTATCCTTATGCCGCTGGATATTCTAGGTCAGCAATGCAATCTGCCATCACACAGTTAAACTCAATCAAGCACAGAATCAAATGAGAATCGCTTTTCTTGTAATGTTTGTTATCTTTGGTGCAAATCTTGTGAACCATGCTGTCACAGTTGCAACTGAAATGCAAACCAAAAAAGTACAACAAATGCATCAACTTATGAATCCAGATTGGACTCATCAGCAGCACTGATCAATCAATCCTGAAAACTGTATCACCCTGAACTACAGGATCCTGAAATGTGTGCTATGCTTACAGCATGAACAATCAAGAAACCACTTTCCCCACTTTCACCACTTTCTACAACATCTCTGGCAAGATGATGATTCGCAACAATCAAACTGACAATGTTTGGCAGTCTTTGATTGAAGATAAAGAGTTCCGCAATGCTATTGAATCTCTTTATGACTTTGTTGTAGAAACTGAGTCTGACGCTGATGATGCATATGACTGGGTATGTGATCAGGCAAATGTTAGCAGTTTTGTTGCAGATGAACCTGCCTGGAATATGTTCTACAGTGTGTGGGAACAAGCATACGCATAATCAATAATTTCCTTCAATTTTAATTGCATACCATGACTCAAACTACAATGCTCAAAACCAAATCTTTCTCCAAAGTTATCTACAACATCAGCAATCCTAAGTGTGTTGTCTTTGATCTTGATGCCACACTTTGCCACCATGGTGATCAATCAGGGTTTGAAGATTGTGACCAATTTCAACCTATTGATGCTGTTGTTGATGTTGCCAAGCACTGCAAATCTAAGGGGTTTGATCTAGTAATTGCTACTGCACGTCCTGACGTCTACATGGAAGGCACTGGGTATTGGTTGCAAGAGCATTTGCCTGAGTTTGATGCACTCTACATGAAGAACGCAGAGGATGATTCTACTGGTTCAAAGTGCAAGGGTGAGCAACTCATGGACATCCTACGTTTCTGGGATGATATACAGTTCTGGGTTGATGATTCTCCTTACAATGCTGCTGTAATTCGTGACCATGGTGTAGATTGCATTCGTCCTTCTCATAATGATGCATTTTGGGCAGATTATGGGGATCAGTAAAGAGAAATTGTGCCACCTGAACTAGTGGCACACAAATCTCCCGAAACCCCATAAAATGTGCTATGCTTACAGCATGGAAAATCAAACAAGCAACTTCCCCACTTTTCAATCTAAAGATGGCACCATGGTAGTGTCATTCTATCCTGTCAAATTGCCCTTTGGTGATGTATCTGATAGGTGGACTCTTAAGGTGCTAGAGTGGAAAGGAATTGAGACAATCTCAAAGAAGTTCATCAACAACTTTGAGAAGAAAATGCAACTCAGAGAGTATCAATCTCACAAGTATGTTGTCATCAAAGACAACAGCAATCTTCCTCAAATTGGTAATCCTATGATGGGTGCATGTTGATTATGACCACTGAAGAATTGATCTCAAGTTTTACATCATCTCTTGACATCTTGAGAGAATGGAATGAGATGAGTTTCAACTTTTGGTGTGACGAACTGTTCACTCTTAATGATGAATGGAACTGGCAAAGTCTCACCATTAGCAATCTCAAACTGATTCAGGATGATGTAATGGATTCTACTGCAAATCTGATGCTAGGATGAAGAGAAATTGTGCCAGTCAACAAGGTGGCACACAAATCTCCCGAAACCCCATAAAATGTGCTATGCTTACAGCATGGAAAATCAGAAAACAACTCAAACCACTTTCAAGATTGTTGATTGTCACACCAACAAAGTTCACCACATTGATGCAACAAACCATGACACTGCATTGCGTACAATAGCAAGCAAGTTAGGTCACTTCTGTGTTGCCTTTGTCTGACACTTTTACCCTTTTCAATTAACACTTTTTCACCAAACAAATGACTGCAACTCTCATCAAATACAACCAAATCACTGAAGAAAAGATTCAAGAACTCGCAGAAGAGAATTATGCTCATGATGACATGTATGCCTTTATTGAAGAATATGGGCAAGATGCATTTGTTCAATTTTATGAGGAATATGTGACCTTTGGTGAGGATCACTGTTATGAGGCAGTAGACGCCTTCATTGATGCATTTGGTATTGATTGCCTTGCATCTTTTGAAGATGCCTATTATGGACAGTATGACAGTGAGGAAGAGTTTTCTGAGCAATATGTTGGAGATGCCTATTCTCATCAACTGCAAGATCTTCCTATTGTGATTGATTGGACTGCAACTTGGGAGACCAATTTGCGTTATGATTTCACCTTCAATGAGGGTTTTGTGTTCAACTCTAACTTCTAATCTTTAGTCCTGGTGACGACTCTAAAAGCACCAACTTTCCAACTTTCTTTCACACTAACAAACAACATGACTGCTACTCTTTCCATGCCTAAGTCTGCTGCTATTGGTATGCTCTCCAAGGCAGAGAATGGTGCTCAAATGCTAGAGATTCTTGATGCTGTTATTGACACTCAAGAGGATCAAGTTCCTATGGTGACTGATGCTTACATCATGGAAAATGATTATGCTGATGACTTTGATTTCTGATCAGTAGATTAGATTTAGCATGATGGGTCTCACCTAGACCCATCAGCAGCACTGATCAATGGATCTCCCAAACTGTATCACTATGAACTACAGGATCTTGAAATGTGTGCTATGCTTACAGCATGGAAAATCAAGGAACAACACAAATGACCCAACAAACTTACAATGGTTGGGCAAATTATGAGACCTGGAATGTTAGTCTCTGGATTCAAAACAATCAGTTTCTCTATAACACTGCTGTGGCATGTGTAGAGTTCAAAAGTGCAAATGAGCAACCCTATACTAAGTTCATCAGGTGCATGGAAAATTGTAATCAATTCACCACTCAAGATCTTGTCTACTGGGCAGATGAAAGTATCAACCAAGATGAGATCAATGAGATGATGATTGATATGCACAAAGAGGAGCAAGTTTGATGACCATTAAGTACACTTTTGATGTCAACACTAAGCAACCTGTCTATGCTGTCTGTCAGGATGATGTTTGTATTTTGTTGACCACATCTATCATGACTGCTATTAAGAAGGTGCAGAACTAATGTTATATCAAGTCACTGAAATTGAGTTTGACTTTGATGATAGTTTGTACCCCATGACTGAGCAGGAAAAGAGTGAAGTTTATGATGATTACATTGGTACAACCTGGGAGGCAGATGATGGAGATGATCTAGTTGAAGAGATCACAAGTGCATCTGGTTGGTGTATTAAATCCATTGACTATAGGCATCAACTAGTCTGAAATGTGTCTTCCGTAAGATATGTTGGAATCAATAAAAATGTTAAATTAAATATAGTTGAGTTTTCCACAGTTTCCACAATTATTGTATATTTTGTGGAAAACACAGTAAATGTCTCATAGTCTAGTGATCTTGGCCCCCATTGTATCACAAACCCTCCCAGAAGTCAACACCCCCAGGACACCCAAATTAGTGGCACAGTGTTATAGTTTTCCACAGGTCTCAGTGATAAAACAGTGAGACACCAGTGAGTGACACAATCTCAGTGAAACTCAGTATAAGAAACCTGTGGAAAACTGTGTATAATTCTGTGGAAAACTTGTGGAAAACAGTATAAAACAGTGTGGAATCTCAGTGTTAGTCTCAGTGAAATGTGTGGGTCTCAGTGTCAAGGGGTTGACAAAATGTGTGATCCATGCTATAGTGAATTAGCAGGGTTTTTGTGCCCTTTGTGTTACCCTGAAGGGGTAATGCGAAAAAAGCAAACATCCCTAACCTACAAAACTTTGAAACAGAGAGAGATATTTCAAGTGATTAAAAAAATTTTCTGGGGTGAAAAATCCCCTGTAAGGTTGCTCTATAATGATGTGTATGGCACAGAGACCAGCCCCTTGGATGAGTTCAGTTATATTGGAATTTGCCTGTGGGAGGGATTAAATATAATTGGGTCCCATTATAAGAAAAAATTTTTTGGAGGTAAAAAATGCCCTACAAGTTGATTGCAAGAGACAGGGTGTTTTGTGAGGGTTCATTGGCAGAATGCCAGCAGTCGCTCACAGAACTTTCCCAGATGATCCATGCAGGAATCAATACAGACTTTCAGGTAGAAGAGTTTACTATTAATATTGACACTCATGTAGAGGAGGATGGTGATGGACTTCCTGAGGAATCTCATGATTATGAAGGTCCTTTGTATGCACCTCATCCAGATCTTCAAGAAGACTCATAGTTTCTTATAGGGGCTCGTACCCCAATATCTCTTTCATTGACAGGGGATAAATAATCCAGTATCATATGAAGTGATACGTACGTCATCACAACATTGAATTAATCTTATGGCTAAAGGATTTACAGTAAAAGCAAAAGAACCAGAGCAGCAGCCCCTATTTGACATTGAGCGTTGTAAGGAGCGTATTAGGGGTAAGACAATTGTATTCTGCCTTCCTGGTCGTGGTGTATCATATACCTTTTTAAAGAACTTTGTACAACTGTGCTTTGATCTAGTACAGTCAGGAGCAAGTATTCAGATTTCTCAAGACTATAGTTCCATGGTGAACTTTGCACGTTGTAAGTGTCTTGGTGCTAATGTACTTGCAGGTCCTGATCAGGTGCCCTGGCAAGGTAAACTACAGTATGATTATCAACTCTGGATTGATAGCGACATCGTATTCAACACCAATGCCTTCTGGGCAGTCTTTGACATGGACAAGGACATTGCCTGTGGTTGGTATGCCACAGAGGATGGTAGAACCACTTCTGTTGCTCATTGGTTGGACGAGGACGACTTCAAGAATAATGGTGGCGTCATGAATCATGAGATGGTTGATACCATTCAGAATAGAAAGAAACCATTTACTGTTGACTATACTGGATTTGGTTGGGTACTGATCAAGAAGGGCGTCTTTGAGCACCCTGAGATGAAGTATCCTTGGTTTGCTCCTCAGATGCAAGTCTTTGATTCAGGTGAAGTTCAAGACATGTGTGGCGAAGATGTCTCATTCTGTCTTGATGCCAAGCGTAAGTGTGGTTTTGATATCTGGTGTCATCCAGCAATTAGAGTTGGTCACGAAAAGACAAGGGTTATCTAATGGATAAGTATCGTATTCTGTATAAAGGAACTCCCCTACAGAAACACAGGGACAAACCCATACCTGAGGAGTTGACAGAAGAGCAGATGTTCAGTATTATGGACGATCTATCTGAGTCATACTTCCAGGTAGGGAAACCTGATCCACAGGATCTTAAAGTTGAAATCATTAAAGAGGAAAATTAATTATGGCAAAGCGTCCTTCACTCACTAACAAAGTCATCATTGAATCCAAGCCTAAGACCACTCGTCAGGGCAACAGCAAGAACACTAAGTATTCTGCAACTTCTCGTAATGGTGCCAAAAAGAAGTATCGTGGTCAGGGTAAATAGTATTAGTCCACTGACTATGCATGAGTTGTTTAATCACTAACCTACCTGCACAGAAAGTCTGGGTAAGAAAAGAATATCTCAGAGACCTAAATGATGGTCATGGAGAATTTGTAGAGGGCGTCTGGGTATCGGCAAAGTCGATGCCTGGGCGTGCTTTTTATTTTGAGACATACTTACCTGAGTATGGTGCAATGTATGATAAGTTGCCTATATCAGCATTTGTATCTAGACCTGAGACTCCAACCCCTGACCTAGACCTTCCAAATTTACAGTTTTGGAACTGTATGGATTATGGTGTTACAACAGTCTGTAAGCAGTTTGTTGCATCAATGGACTGGGAGATAAGGTCAAGGCATTTTGGCACCCTTAGAGGGCATTATATCTGCACCTTAGACAACTATCATAACAGTGCTGATGTGATAGATTACAGTACAAGTGAAATTCCAGAAGAACATAAGTCATTTAATCTCATTGAACTGGTCAATGGACAGTTTGCACTGTATCCAAACAATAGATGCAGAATCTTTGATAACAGTTTGACACCTGAAACTCCAAAAATTCCAGATTTTAAGGTTTCTACCATAGAATATCAGGTAGAAAATGGTGTAGACTGGGGAAGATTGGGAGATACTGATGAATATTTTTGGGAAACTCCCTCTGAAAGGGATAGCAACCCCTTAAAAAGTTCTGATTTTACCAAAAATCAGGAGCAATTATGCAATCAGACAGAGATCAAGAGTACATGATGAAGATGTGGGGTACAAATAGACTTGTATCTGACTATGGATCAATGAAACACATTAATGTG